CCCTGCACCTTGACGCCGCGCAGGACTGCCGCGGCCTTCGTCGACTTGAGCGCGACGCCGACGGGGCCGAGCTCGACCTCACCGGTCTTCACCGCGCCCGCGGTGGTGAAGTCGGGCAGCCAGGTTTCGACGAGCTGACCGCCCGCGGTGGACACGCCGTGGAAGCCGTCGAGGGCCACCCGGTAGGCGTAGATCGACGTCGTGCCGTCCGCCTCGATCGGGATGATCGGCGTGTTGGTGCCGGCCTTCGCGCCGGGGTCGGCGAAGAAGATCCCGCCGTACGACTCGCGGGTGATAGGGCGGCCGTTCGCGCCGATGAGGTCATCGAACGGGTCGCGTACGTACATGCCGGAGCGGCGAGCGATCGCGCGGACCTTCGCGAGGCCCTTCGCGTTGCCGAGGATGACGGTCGGGGTGCCGTCGAGCAGTGCGAGGAACTCGTCGAGCAGATCCAGAGCCTTGAACGCGGACCGTTCGTCCGCGTCGAAGTCGGTCCAGTCCGCGGACGCCGACATCTCGGTGGAGGTGCCGGTGAGGGCCTTGTCGAGGCCGTCGAACCCGTTCGCGTCGGTTGCGGTGTCGCCGTTGATGACCTCGTCCTGGAACTTGGTCACGGTTGCCTTGATCTTCTGCGAGAGGTTCAGGGTGACCGCAGACGATGCTGCGGGCCCGACCTTCGCGATGACGCGGTCGACCTGGAACGACCCGCCGAGGGGCGCGAGCGTCACGGTCTTCTTCTCCGTGGTGACCTCGTGCCGGGTGTACTCCGTGTTGAGTGCACGGAACGCGGCGGTGGGCTGGGTCTTCAGGCGACGGTACCCGTAGTCGAGGGTTGCGCCCCCGCCGGCCGGGTTCACGGCGTCGTCGAAGGTGAGGGTGTCGAGGATGACGGACTCCTTGCGGAACTCGTCGATCACGGCGACGTCCAGGTCTTCCTGGGCGTTGTTCTTGGCCTCTGCCAGGGATACGGGCATGGGCTACTCCTTTCGGTTAGCTGCTGAGGGCGGCCGAGACGGCGCCCTGCAGCGTGGTGGGCTTGGTGGTCGTTCCACCGGCGGGGGTCCCGCCGGACGTGTGGGGGAGCGGCGGCGTCGGCGCGACCGCGTAGGCGGGGTGGTCCTTCACGAACTGCTCGATCGCGGCACCGAGCTTCGCGGTGTCGGCGAGGTCGACGTCCTTGACTGCGGCCTGGAACTTCGCGCTGTCGAGAAGCAGGGCGGCGTTCGCCTTCCCATCAGCGGCAGTCGTGACAGCCTTCTCGCGCTGGAACTGCGAGAGCTGGGCCTGGAACTCGTCCCGCTCCTTCTGCGCCTGCTGGGCGGCAGTCTGGGCGTCATCGAGGGCCTTCTGGGCTGCAGCGTTGTCGGCCATGAGCTTCTGCACCTGCTCGGGCGTGAAGCCCTGGATCTGCTGCGGTGCTGCCGGCTGTGCTGGTGCCTGCGGTGCGGGCGGGTTCGCCTTGCCGAGGTGCGCGAGCATCGCGGCGACGGCGGCCGGCGACGCAGGGGGAGCGGCGGGCGCCTGCCCCGCGGGTGCCTGGCCGCCGCCGGCCGGGGGTGCCGCGGGCGGGGCGCTGCCCTCACCCTCGATGAAGCGGATGCCGCGGAGCGCGAGCGGTGCTCGGCCGATCGACCATCCGCACTGCACGGGGTCGCCCTGGTGTCGAAAAGTGGTGTTCATGGGTCGTGCCTCCTCAGGCAGGGTTTGGCCCGCGTGCGGGCATGGTGGAACGCCGCGGATCGGCGTACACTGGTGGGTGTAGGGCCTCCCCGGACAATCAAACGGCCGGGCTAGGGCCCTACTTCTTTGCGTCGAGCGCGATCGGAACGAGTGCGCCGCGGGACCACACCCACAGCTCGCGGATCTGGTTCAACGGGTTCCGCGAGTTGTACTCGCCTAGTTGCGTCCGCACGAGTTCGTCGAGGACGTGCTCGCCGAAGTCGAGGATGAACCGGTCCTTGGTGAAGCCGTGGTTCTTCCGGGCTCTCTCGACTGCTCGTTGCACGAGCTGCTTGCTTGACGCGTAGCTCGGGTTCGCGGGCCGCTTCACTTCGACCTCGATGCCGTCATGCGAGAGCCACCGAAAGTCGTTCGTCGGTTTCCGGTTCGTGCTCTTCGGGATGAGCCGCACTTGGTGGCCGGCGTCTGTGAAGCGCTCGTAGAAGAGCACCTCGTGCGGTTCGAGATCCCAGCGGGGGCCGGTCTGGAAACCGAGGCGGCGTTGCCGCTGTGCCCACGTCTGTTCCTCGCGGGGAATGAGTGGCGGGGTGGGCGTCTGCCGGCCGCGCGGGTTGCTCGTGCCGCCGTCGGCGAAGTCGAGCTGCTCTCGGTAGGAGCGCCGGATGATGCCCGTCTCCTGCACATGCTTGCGGAGCGCGGCCTGCGCTGCACCGATCTCGTCGGGGTCCCCGTCTCGCTTCGCGGCGCGCACGTCGCGCTCCAGCTCGCGCAGCTTCTCCCGTTCGGCCTGCCTCTGCGGGTCGTGCGTGGTGAGCCTGTTCGTGTCCGTTCCTCCCGGCAAGCCCGGGATGAGGGTGCACCGGCAGTTCGGGTGTCCCCACCCGGCGGCACGCATCTCGGCGAGCGTCCCGTCGACGTGCAGCGGGGTGGGCGCCGCGGTGATGGCGTGCGGCACGATGATGTCGCCGACGGGGCCGCCGTCGGTGACGACCTTGCCCTGCCAAGCCCCACACTTCGAGCATGCCGAGGATCCGATCACGGGCGTGAACGTCGTGATACCGGCCGCCGACATGGACGCAACGCTCTGGTCGCGCCAGGCGCGCGCCGCGGCGCTCCTCGTAGCCATCTCCGAGTAGGCGCCGATCGTCCACCGGCGCCCGCCCTTGTCGACGAAGCCGGTGACGCCGTCGGCGAGGTACTCGTCGAGGATGCGACGGTGCAGCGCCTGCGACGTCGTCATGCCCGCGAACAAGGCGCCGATGTGCTTCGACGTCATCGCCTGGTAGGCGTCGGCCGGGGCGCGCAGGATCCGTGCGTTCAGGGCGCGGAGCGCGTCGCGAAGGTCGAGTTCGACGGCGGCCACTGCGTAGGCGCCGCCCGCGGTTAGCGCGGAGACGCTCGACGGGGCGTAGGCGGGGAAGTCGAGCAGGACGCGGGAGATCTCCGCCGACGCGCCCATCGCCGCCTCAGCGGTCGCCCAGCGCGCGAGCTCGTCCGGATCGACGGTGCGCACGAGCCGTTCGGCCTGCTCTCGCAGGTGCTGGATCGCGCGATAACGGGCGAGCATGTCGTCCGGCGCGTCGAGGTGCTGGTCAGCGAGCCGCTCGAGCGTCTCCCGCAGGGCGTCCTCGATGCGCCGGTAGCGTTCCGCGATGGCGTGGCCGATGTCGTCGATCCACGCGGCGGGGGAGTCGCCGGGCCACTGCTCTGCCATGGCGACCCCCTCGCGCTACTGCTCGTCGTCTTCGGGTTCGTCGTCGACGCGGCCGAACGTGACCGGGTCGGGCGGCTGCTGCGCGCCCTTCTCCTTGAGGATCTGGTCGACCTCGGCCTGCACCTGGTCGTCGTCCCACTCGGGGTTCACGCGCTTCACGGCCTGCCACTGCGAGATCGCATCAGCCAGCTTGAGGATGCCGATCGTCTCCGCCTCGGCCTTCGGATCGGTGCGAGACAGGTCGGGAAACTGCACGTTGAGGTCGTACCGTCCGCCGCCCTTCCCGGGGAAGAGCAGCCCGTCGAGCTCGAGCGCAACGCTCCCCATGCGGGAGAGCACGCGCCGATCGTAGAGGTTCTTCTTCGCCCGGGTGCGCTCGGTCTGCTCGGTGCGCTGCTCGATCTCCGTCGCCGTCGCCTGCCCGCCCTTCTGGTCCGGGTCGCCCCACGACGACGGTGAGTATCCGGCCTTGCGGAGGATCTCGCGCATGATGCCGCGCATCGTCTGCTCGTGCTCCTCGACCCGGATCTGGAACTGCTGCGGGGTGAGGTCCATGCCGTCGCCCGCCTTGCCCGGAGTGTTGAGTCCGAGGAATAGTTCCTGGTAGGTGTCGAACGCTGCGCCAGCGCCAGGCCCGAGGCTACGGAGGTAGGCCTCGGGGACGATGAGGCGGCCGGCGCCGAGCTTGAGGTCTCGCATCCACGAGGAAAACGCCTCGTCCATGGCGCCGAACAGCGGGATGCACTGGTTGAAGTCGGAGCGGCCCGCGTCGGCGAGCACGCCCTGCTTCCGCCAGGACCAGGCGGGAGCGTTCGGGAGGTAGCCGGCGGTGAGGCGGTCGATGCCGGTAAGGATCCTGCTCTCACCGTCGACCAGCGCGGCGTAGGCCTCGGTCTCGGGTCGCTCCTGCAGCGGGACGCGCTGGCCGAGGTTCGTCTGGGTGCCGCGGTAGAGGGCGTGCTCGATGTAGCCGGGGGCGTGGTGCTCGAGGTGCCGCCAGTACACGTGCCCATCGAGGTACTCGGACCAGAGCGTCACCTCGACGAGGCGGCGCTGACGGAACACGGGCACGGCGGCGTCGGCTGCCGCGTAGTCGAGCCACACGTGATCCTCGACTTCGGTGTCCCAGCGGGGGATGATCACGGTCGCGCCGAGCGCTGACTTGATCTCTCCCTGCGAGTTGAACATCGCGTGAGCCTCGTCGCTGTTCATGAGGCCGTCGAGGCGAGCGAGCGCCTTCTCATCGTGCTGCTCGTCTCCGGCGAAACTCGTCTCGGGCGGATCCGAGTACTGCAGGTCGGACGCGAGGGTCGCGAGGTCCGCGGGGATGGGCACGTGGAGGCGGGTGCGCTGCTGGCCGGCGGGGACGGGGCGCCCCCAGATCATGGTCGACATGGCGCCGGCGAGGCCACCGCGGCGGGCCTGCCCGTGGCGGGTGTGCGTCGCTCCGCCGCCCTGAGCCCCGTAGATAGACGCGAGGGCCCGGGTGTCGCCGGTGAGCCAGGCGTCGTTCTCCGCGTACTGGGCGTAGGCGTCAGCCCAGGCGGGCGGGGGCCAGGGGGTGTTCGCGGCAGGCATCGGCATGGTGGTTACCTCCCGGTATGGTCAAGAGCTATGGATGCTGGTCTGATACTTACCTTTGTGGGCGTAGTAGCCGCTGCGCTGCCGTTCTTTCTGGCGTGGCGAGCTGGGGCTGGCCCAAGCAGAAAGCTGGAGTCGCTCGTGGCGACTCTCGAAGGGCTGCCTGATCCCTCGATCGCGCGGTCCAACATTCTGGAGGCAAT